CCAGCGTGTACTGCGCCCGCTTTGTCTTGCTTGTCATCACATCTCTCCTTGCTTCAGTTTAACCTCAGCAAGGGATTCGTTTTGCGGGGGCAAGCTCACCACGTAGGGGTGAAGCCCAGTTTGTTGAAGCGCCCCTTGCGAGTCGCGATCACAATGCCGGCCTGCTCGTAGTAATCAGCAGCCGTGAGGTTGTTGTAGGTGTTGCCGTCCACGTGCAACAGCGTGATGGCGCCGGACAGGTTGATACCGTACTGAAACTGGTACGAAGGGCGCGTCTCAATGAAGCTGTTGCCCGTGATATCCAGCAGATCAACGATCGCAGGACCGGCAGACGACACCCCAGTCGCCAAGAACCCACCAGACGGATTGAAATCGACGAAGGTGTTGTTCTTGATCGTCACCTCGCCGAGTCCGTTGCTCGTGTTGGTGTTGACGTTCACCCCCATAGTGAAACCGACCGCGCGGTTTCCGCTAATCTCGATATGGGTATGCTTACCGAGCCCCGGCCCAACGTTCGTAGTCGCTAGGTTCATGAACGCGGACGGGCGCCCGGTGCCGACCTTTTCGGCGTAATTGTTGGTTATGCGGATGTCCCGAACTGCGTAGTCGGTGGCGCACTGGAAGGGAGTCTTCAATTGCGGCTCGACAAGGGGGCCCGATACCGTGTCATCGAAGTACACCGTGTTGCCAGTGATTAGGATTCCGTGGATGTTGGTCGAGCTGGCAACGATGCGATAGATGTCGACCGCACAGAACTTGATCAGGTTGTAGACGTTGTTCGCCACTACTACGTTAGTGGTGTCTACCGTGTAGTTCGGAGCAATCCAGTTCCCTTGGAAGTAGTTGTGCACACGGTTACCGATGAACCGCTGATTCGGCCCAGCAAGCTCCATCGCCACCTGACCACCGGTATGCCCAACAGTCCCTTGCATCGTATCGGCGGTAAAGAAATTGCCAGCCGCATACACCGTGTCGCACCACGAGAACACCGAGCTATGGTCGTCAGTGTCCAGACCATTGTTCTTGAACAGGTTGTTGAACAGCACCCAGTTCTTGCTAATCGTCACGTTCGCCGAGTTGCTCTGGCACATGACGATGGACGAGACACCGGCCGTGTTCAGCAGACTGCAGTTCATGACCGTCACGTTTTCGCCGCGTGCCGCTACCCCTCCCGGCGTGCCGCTGAAGATGATGTGCGCCTGCGTGAACCGGTTGTAGATCAGCGACGCGCGCTGCGGGCTGATCGTGTTGTTCGCCCCGTTCATGTCCATCGTCAGGCCACGGAACGTGATGTTGCTCAGGACCTGATTGGAGAAGAACATCGACATGCGGATCGGGTTGGCGTCAGTGGAGACACCATTTGCGATCTTGAAGATGGCGCCAGGCTCCGCATCGATGTACATGTTCGACGCCATCAGCAGCGCGGCGAGATTGGAGCCTGCCTCGTCGGTCATCGCCGTGGCTGGGACGATCTTGTACGTGCCACCGGGAACGAAGAGGCGCTTGCCAGCAGCAGCCGTCGCGTTGATTGCAGCCTGGACTGCCGCAGTGACATCCACAGACCACGTTCCGGCCAGCACATCCGCAATCTGCGCAGCGGAGAAGAAGTCGAACACGCTTACGCGTTCCGAGTTCTTCTGATGTTGCGTCGTCGGAGTGGCACCCGTGTAGGGTTGCTTGACACCTACCAGCGCGTCGCCATTTCCTACTGTCGTGGTATCGGCCAGTGCGGCTTCGAACGCGAGGAATCCAGCATCCGCAGACTGGACGACTTGATCCCAAATTGTGACGCCGGATGCATCCTTTACGATCTGTCGATAGGTGCCGGTTCCCCAAACGATCGCCTGGCCACGGCTATCCAGCGTGATAGGATTGGTATTCAGGATCGTCCCGGCCAAGTCCTGATATGTGGGCACCGGATTCAGTGTGCCGGGCGCATAGAAGCCTACGGACCCATTGGCGAGCGGTAGACCTCCGCTGTCAATGAACTGCTGTTTTCCGTTCTGAAGAAGCTGCATGTGGGCCTCTAAACAAAAAGGCCACCCTAAGGTGGCCTAGAATGAAAAGCCCCGCACTTGGCGGGGCGGGAGATAAAGAATGATTGAACGGTGGCTGGATCTTGGTCCTAACCTCAATCCAATTCTTGAGCGTGGTCTCGCTGTTATGGCAGTCGGATGCGCAATTGGCGCGGTCAAGGGTTTCTGGGAGGGCCTATTTCCCCCCAGGGACCATATTGACCCCACTGACGGCTCCCGCTGGTACGAGGTACGGCGCCACACGTTGAAGGAACGCATTGCCGCCAAGCTGACCGGCAAGCGCGTTCCCCCGGACGTTCTGGAGCGCCGCGAGCCCTGACTGCGGCTGCAGCATCATGTCCAGAAGCTTGTTCTGGATGTTCTCGTTGGCGCCCCCATAGACCCAGTTGCCGACACGTCCAACCATATTGCTGAGCGGCCCGGTGGCACCCCCTAGCAGGGCATTCACCGGCCCCGGTAGCGCGTGCTCCAGAACATTGTTCGTCGCCAAGTTCTGGAAGGTATTCGAACCGATCGACTTGCCAAGCCCAGATTTTCCAGCGCGCAGCAAATCGTCACGAAGATTCCTGAGCACCTCCAATTGAGCATTGCTAAGCGCCTTGGCATCGTTCGATCCAGGCACGCCGCGCTGCATATTGATGTTGGTAATTGCGTTCTGTACCTTCGCGAGGGTGATGTGACCCTGCGCATCGGTAAGCTTCAGCCCTTGCAAGTGCTGCATGGCGTTGATCGGCCTAGATTCGGCAGCATAGTCGGATAGGTATTTGCCGAATCCGGGCGCAGCAGCATCGATATTCCTATCGAGCAGGTCTCGGACGCTAAGTAGTTCACGAGAAGCCTGCAAGCCGGCAGGATTGCTCATGGCCATCCGTGAGTCGAGCATATCGTCAATCTGCTTGCGAACGCTGTTGTATAGAGTCTCGGGGTTCGTTTCCAAGCGCCCTTCTTTATCCACCAGTTTTGAACGAATGTTCGCAAGGACCGCGCGAACAGAGTCACGCTTTCCGCTCGGCCCGCTCAGGATGCTATCAATCGCATCAACCGTCGGCTGAGGGTTGGCAGGCTTGGCGTTGGAGAACGCGGCATTCAGTGCTTGCGAAGCCCGGACGTTGCGCACAGCCTCCGCGGTCGCGATGTCTGCCGGAGTTCCCGCCGCTTGTGCAAAGGCGCCAGCCCGAGCCTGAGCATTCTGCGCTGCGTGTTCGACGAACGCATTTGCCCCCTGAGGCGTTGCACTTTGCATTCCGCGCTCCAGTGTCGCAAGGCCCGCGTTTCCAGTAGCTTGGGCGAGCGTCGGCGTTGAACCCTGCACGATTTCTGCTGAATTCCCAGTAACAGGACCGGATCCGGCGAACTTCCTCAACACGTTGCCAGCAATACGCTCCTGGCCGGCACCGTAAAACGGATCCACTAGCGAGCGTAGGGCATTTGCTGCGTACCGCGTACCTGCTGTCACGCCGGCGATGGCGGCAGGCGTAGCGCCTCCAATTGCACCCCCGATTGCCGTCTGCCTCGCCTTGTCGGACCAGAAGTTGTCGCCGTCCTGAACCGGCGTGAGAGCGCCGGAAAGCGCCCCCTGCGCAGCGCCGCGGCCCATCAAACTGATCAGAGAGTTCCCGGCGCCCATTGGAACCAGACGGTTAAGCGGATTGACCACCGCGCCGGTGACTTCTCCGATCGTTCCTGCTACGGGATGCGCATCCTCATATGGCGCAGCCTGCGCGTTGAGGTTCTTGGCACCCTGAACGGCATCGTTCACAAGCCAGTTGCCGGCCCGATCCGCGCCAACCTTCTTCAGACCTTCACCTAGCAACTGCTGGGCACCAAGAACCGTCTTCCCGAAGCCCTTACCGGCAGTCGCACCGAGGGATTCGATCACACCAGGCTGCTCGGCTTTAGTGGCCGCAGGCGCTTTGGACTCCTGAGCCGGAGCATCCCACTGGATCTTTGATGCGTCGATCGACGGCGAGATGTCAGGCGCAGAACCGCCTTTACCCGCCGCAGCGTCCCAATGGATCTTCGACGGATCGATGTCGATGCCTTGGGAGTCACGTACCGCTTTTACGGCGGCAGGGAGTTTCGTCGCATACGCCGGATCCTCTGCATAGCCTCCCTTTTTGAGAGCGCCAGCGTATGCCGCAGCATCCGGACCCGCGTTCACAGCGTCCTTGTACCGGTTTTGGATCAGGCCTCCGAAATCCTGCCCGAAGGCATCCAGCGTCGGATAGGCGCGATACTGATCCGTCGATCCAGTCTGGTTGTCCTTTGCCGCAACGCCTTGTCCCTTGATGTTTCCAAGGTTGTTCGTACCAGGCACCACAGACTTGCCCCAGCCAGTCTCTAGCCCCCATTGGCCAAGAATGACCATGGGATCAACGCCGATCTTCGAGGCAACGGCCTGCGCAGTCGGCAGATTGGCCTTCACAAAGGCGTCGATGTCTTTGCTCATTGATAGTCCACCGAACCGTCAGAGTATTGGACAACCTTGCGACCGTTGTAGGTGCCAGTCTTCACCGGCTTGATCTGGCCGGTAAAGGCACGCATGGTCGTGCTCGCATTCCACTTGGCAGGGAAGTCCGCAGGATTGCCGCCCTTGTTGATGAAGTCGCGATAGGCCTGCTGCTCTTTGCCGACAGCGCCGTTCATCCCGCTGATGAATCCGATCATCTTCTCAATGCCGCGCGGATCGGTGTTCAAGTTCGGGTTGTTCTTCAGGAAGGCGTCCACGTTTGCCACGGCACCCGTACCGTTGAAACCCGACTGCATCTGCTGGATGGCGCCTTGCATCAGCACCTTGCCCAAGGCTTGCACGTCGCCTAGGTTGCCGCCCGCGATCTTGTCGACCATCTCACGAGGCACGCCGATAGCCTGCGCACGTTCCGCGAGTTCGCGCCATTTCTCCGTGCCACCGCCAGTCTTGATGCCCTGCAGCAGATCCTGCGCTTCGTTGAGATAGTGCGAGGAGTTCGCCGCGGCACGCGCACGACCGTTCATGTCGCTCTCGTACTCTGCCGACTTGCCTTGCGAGGCGGACTCGTACGGAGAGAGTGCAGTCTGGACACCCCCTGTCTTATTCGACTGGTTGACGAACTGCTCGCGGGTACCGGTGACAGGCGCACCTCCCGGGGTAATGCCAACCTGCGTCGGGGCCGATGCGGCTTCTGGCGACAGGCCATTCTTGACCGTATAGCCGACTGCACCCACACCGCCTGGCGCCATCGGGTTTTCATTGACGGCGATGGTAGATGGGCCAGTGTTCACCTTCTGGTAGTTCGGGAACATCGCGCGCATCTGCGTCTCGCCTTGCAGGGCAGACTGATAGTGCTGCGTCACCCACTGGCGAAGCTGCGCCGGGTCTGTCGGCATACTCTGCATTTCTGCGGCCACCACCTGAGGCGTCACGGCGCCAGCCTTCAACTGCGTCCCCATGAACGACAGAATGTCTCCGGGCTGAAGATCCTCTTTCTGCATCAGCGAGCCGAGCCCTTGGCGCAAGCTGCCCTGAACCTTCATGGCTTGCTCGAGCTTCCCGGTATCAAGGGCCTGTTGCTTCTGCTGGGCATCCAGAATGCTGTTGTTGATCGCAGGCAGGTTATAAGCGCCGGCTCCAGACGCCATGATCGATCGGAATTTGTTGTAGTCCGTGTTCCCGCTGGCATCAGTCGAAGCCTTGAACGCTTCGGACGCGGCATTGTTGGCGTCGATGCCCTGCTGAAGTGCTTGGGAATTGAGGTTTCCCATCCGAAACTGCATGGCCTGCATGGCAGTCTGCAGCGGATTGCTTTGGGGCGCCTGGACTTTCAGCGGGATGGAGGGGTCAAGGGTTGCCATGCTCTCGCCTCACGAAATCGGAGTGCCGTTGACGCCGGCGTAGTAGTTGTTCACCGGGTAGGATTGCGCACCAGAAGCTCCGCCCCCGGCGTTATTCGTCATCATCCCGTAGAGCAGCGCGTTGTTTCCGGCATTGGACAGGCCAGCACTCAGCGCATTGGCTGATCCAACCCGGCCAGCAGCAGCCGCGTTTGCGCCGCTCATCAGCGTGTCGCCAATGCTGTTCATCGCCTGCGCACCAAAACTGCCATTCGTTGCCGCGGCGTTCTGGCCGTTGTTCACGATGTTGCTAAACCGGTTCACGCGGTTGGCCGTGACGCCGTAGTTCGTATTGAACGTCTGCAGCGCACGATTGAACACATCGTTGTACGTTGAGTCTGCTAGGCCGGTGGCGTACCCGGCCGCGCCCTTCATGGCTGCGCCGGATGTCCCGAGCCCGCGCGCAGAAGCCGAGTTCTGGACAGCCTTCAGACCCTGATCTAGCGTGAACTGATAACCAGGCGTGGCCGCGGCATCCGATGCGGTAGGCGCCTTGAACGTCTGATTCAGGATGTTATCCGTCATCGGGTTCCAGTTCGCGTCATAGCCCATCGCGGCGCGCAATGGATTGATCGCAGACGATCCAAAATCCAGATACGGCTTCAGATTGGCCTGCGTCTGCTGCCACTGCGCATTCTGCATCGCGGCAGTGTTATTGGCCGCGTCTGCCTGCGATTGCGCTGCGTCGCTGGCAGCGCTCGAAGACATGGCAGACCCCGCCAGACCAGCAGCCGCGCTAACCCCAATTGCTGCAGCAACCATGCTCAGCTCCTTAAAGCCACTTTTCGTAAGTCGTCTCAACCGGCTCGAAATCGAGATACCGGAACAACGCCGAAGCGTCGTGCTTGACCTTGCTGCCAATGGCCCAGCGTTTCACGCCACGGCGCCGAACCTCTTTCTCAACGAAACGCATCATCCGGACGCCGGCCATCCCAGTTCGTTTGTCCTCGCGCACGAAGAAAATGTCTGGCGAGCACGTCAGGCACGGGCGGTAGTGAAGACCCGGCGCGATGAATGCAACCAGATAGGCCACGATCTCGCCTTCCTCGCGGCCGATCACCATCAGAAGCGAGCCATCGGCCTCGCGGGCACGGTAGACCTCTTCCATGGGCTCCAATGGCACGCCATGGTCCTTGTGCGTGGAGATTTCGCCGTAGTGCTCGTGCAGCAGCGGTAGCAGTTCGCCGTAGACCTCGGAGAACCGCTCGACCATGAAGGTGATTGCCATGTCAGAACCTCAGGTCCACGACCATGTGAATGCGGTCTTCCGCGCTGTTGTTTGTGACATCGTGCTCAATGGCGTTCTGGAACCACCAGATTTCGCCCGGGCGCATCCAGATTTGCTCGTCGCCGCAACTGAACACGTTCCCGGGCTCCGACTGGATCACGATGTGGTACCGATCCCAGTACGAGGCGTGCCACGGCGAATCGGCATGGCGGAAAATCTTGCCCCCGGGCTTCACGCGGTTGAGCATGCAGCGCCCGAGACGAGTGGCGCCCATGGCCGTCATCAGCGCCATGATGTGGGCTCGCGCTTCCGGCAGTTCGTTGACCTCCGGGCGCCATGGGCACTCGTGCAGGTCATAGCCGGCGAGCTTGTTCTGCTTGTAAAGCTTGACTTCCTCTTCCGTGGTGCACGGCACGTGGTCCTGAAACCGCAGATAGATCGTGTCCGTATCGCCGAACGGTCCTTGCGGGAACTTGCGCAGGAAATCGTCGGCCTTCCACAGATCGGGCTTGCGATATATGGCGTTCAACAGAGGCATGACGTTTGCGCCGTCCGCAATCTTCAGGAAGTTCCTCACGAGAACAGGCCTCCTGCCATTGCCTGAATCGTCACCGCTGTTGCGGTGTCGCACTTGTCCTGCAGCGTGTCGCCCGGGCCGAGCACCGGAACGTCAACGAGCACCGTCTGAAGCGGACCGATTGGCAGGTTGAAGAACACGTTCCCCGGCACCGGAGAGCCGCCATTTGGCACCGCATAGAGCGTCGGAGTGACGGAAGCAGCAGTGGTGTTGGTGAGGCTCACGCGACCGCCACGAAGCAGAATCGTCCCGGGAGTGAGGGGCATCGTGTACCGCACGACAGCAGCACCCGTCGCAAGGACCGCAGGCGCGAAGAACTTTGCGTAGTTGATTGCCATGAATTACCTCATTGAGCCGCCCGGAAGGTCATGCCATCCAGGCTGAAATAGGCGTTGTTGCCGGACGTCGCGTTGACACTTCCGGTACTCGTGACTTCTGCGATGCCAAACAGCGAATTGCTGACGTTCGGGAAAATCTCGACGTTCGCCGGCCGATAACCCGCAGGGAGAACAAAGATGTCCTGCCCGATCGTTCCGGACTTGACCATGCCGCGCAGCCGTACGATTCCGAACGGGTCGCGGTAGTAGCCTGGAGGGTTGAACGGCGATCCGTAGGACACCCACGAATTGATCAGGGTGGGCGTTTTCCACTGCTCGACAATCGGCTGATACGCCGGCCGGATATCTGCCAACGCTCCTTCGATCTCTTCCAGCTTGGCAAGCAGCCTCGACAGATCCGGCTGAAGGTGAAGCAGGCTTTCTAGATCACTGAGCCGATTGAGAATCAGCGAAAGGTTTTCAGGATTGCGGATCTCGTTGCGCAGTTCATCCACGCCACGCAGCGCGTCCAGTGCCGATTGCGGGTCGGGAGACTGGGTAGACAGGTAGCTGACACCATCCGTCGCGGCATTGAGCTGCGCGATGATCTGCGAGAAATCCGGAACATCGCCGCCACCACCCTGCTTGTTGAACATGGACAGCAGGAATTGCCACCAGACCTGCGTCACAACACCGTTGTCATCGACCATCGGCGCGCTGGGCGCGGGGATAGTGTTCGGAGGTGCTGTCATGTGCGCCCCGACTTCATGTCAATGAACGCACCGTTTAGCGCAGTCTTTACGGGCACCGACCACGAGAGCTCGTACACTCGGTCCCGAGCATATCCAAGGCGCTGCCACTGAATCAGGCTCTTGTACTGGCCAGCTTTACCAAGCGATTCCGCTACAGCATTCCCCCACGAGAACCCGCGATCGTCTGACCAGCGCAACCGGATTTCAGGATCAGCGGTATCTCCCGGCAACCCTTGTCCGGCTTCCATGTCTGCAATGAACTGGCGGTGATAAACACGAGCCCCATTCGCGCCGATGTGTGGAAACGACCGGACACGCAGAATCGGATTGCCGTTGTCGGTGTAGGCGTTCAGATCCAGCGCGTAGACATTCCCGGTAGCGTAGTCCCCCACCAGATTCCGGCCTGCATTGAACGAGTGACAGGCGCCGCGGTGACGCGAGATCGACCCGTCAGCCTCCAGATACCCGCGCTGGTGCCACAGTCCCGTGGCCATGTCGAACACCCATGTCCGGTTGGCAGTCGGGAAGCTCAGCACGTAGAACGGATGGCCACCTTGCTGGTAGGTGTAGCCAATGGCGTCGTCCAGTCGGCTGTATGTCGAGAATTCCTGCTCGATCGCGTGGGTGCTAATGCGCCCTGCGGCGTAGTTCTTGCCCGCAATGACCACACCTTGACCGTCCTTGTCCTTCGACAGCCAGAACACCGTCAGATCGTGCTTGGCAACTGAGTGCTTGGCCACGCAGCCGTGCTCGATGAACACGCCAGGCATACGCCCGAACGTGAAATCCGAGGCGCCCGTGTTGTACCAAACCTCCGTCGTCTGATCGCCAATCAGCCAGATTTCCCGGTGCATGACGATGTGCGTCACCAGCTTGTCCGGGTAGGTCGATTTCGACGCGATATCCAGCGAGTTGAACGTGATGTCGTTGTAGTTCGATATGTAGAACTGCTGCGTGTTCGGCTTGTTGAAGATGAAGAAGCCATCCACGATATCCACACGATCCGCGCCGTAAAACGCGGCATCCGTGATGGCCGTCATGACATTCGTGGCGAGATTGATCCACCAGCCAGACGACGAACCATCCACAAGCGCCGCATCCGTACCGTTGTCCTGCATCGAGACGTGGCCGCTCTGCGTCGTGAGGGTTCCAATCTTCGTGTAGACGTTGTTCGCGTCTACTGAATAGACGGTTTGTCCTGCCACCTCATATCGCCGTCCAGTCGTGGACGTGTAGATGCAGCGCGATTCACCAGCAACCGGAGGGGCCGAGACAAGCGTCAGGCCAGGCGTCGGGTAATGCGTGACCGGAGCGGCCGCATCCTGCGGATTCTGCTCGGGATACAGGTTCACGCAGCGCTGAGCATTCGCGATCAGGCTCCGGGCCGTGTACGCGCCGCTTGTGAGGGGGACTCGCATCAGTACGGATTCCCGCTATAGATGTTCCACTTCTGATACGAGCGCAGCCCACGCGGCATCTGCATCGCCTGAATCTGGTTGTTCATGCGCTTGATGACGCGCTTCGAGTTGGCAGCAAGACGAACTAGCGACGGAAGCGGCTCGATCTGGTACGAAGGCGCGAGATACGGGCCGAGGTTGTACCGGATCGCCGCCATGTACGGCGGAGGCAGGTTGATGACAGAGCCTGGCGCAGCAAACTGCGGCAGCACTTCCATTGTCACGATGTGCAGTTCAAACGAAGCGTTCGGGATGGGGTAATACAGCAGATTCCCCATTGGATAGGCGGCGTCGTAGAACGCCCACTCGGGAAACGATGTGAGTCCCTTGAGCGAGATCTTGGCGTAGTCTTCCCGCGCGTCGAGGAGCGTCACCGGATAGTCGATGGCGCTCGCGCTGCCAGCATTTAGCCGTGCGTAAGCTGCCTCGATCCGCACCGGACGCTGAATGTTGAAGTTGCCGCCGACCCCCACGCTGTACGACTGCGCTCCGGTGGAAGGAATAGCTGTATCCACCAAGTGATAGACGTTCAGACGGTCGACTTGCCACGCGCCCAACATCATGTTGAGCGTGGCGAGCGCGTCTGCGGTGTCGTCAGGGCCGATGCTCTGGCCGATACCGAGCGCACCGATGTCCTTGAGCGCCAGCGTGATGAGATCGACGGCTGTGGTCATCAGACAGCCTCAATCGCGGCGCGAAGCTTGGCATCCGACCAGCGGCCATCAACCTTCACGCCTTTCTCCGCGGCGATCTGCATCAGGATGGCGCGTTCGCTGTCAGGTTGCGCGGCCAGCAATGCGGCTTCAGCGTCCGCATCGGCCACGATCACGCCATTGACCCACTTCGGGTACTCGACGAAATCTGGCGATTGCTCGCGCGGCGTGAAGGGGGCAGCTTCGGGCAGTTTCCAGCCATCGCCCAGTCCTGCATGTTCCTCTGCGGTCTGGACAAGGCGCGATTCCTCGCCTTCCTTGCTCACCCATGCCGGGTACTCTTGGAACTCGTAGGTCATACGATCCTCGGAAAGAGAAACCCCCTCCGGAGAGGGGGCAGATTGGCGGATGAGTGGCATCAGCGAACGATGCGGCAGGCCAGTTCTTGGTAGACCGGAGCCCAGCCGTACAGCACGTCGATACGGCACGGCACCGTGTCGGTGCCGATGGCGTACTGGCGGGCGATACGCATCGAAATGCCCTTGTAGTTGCGACGAGCACCCCATGCGCCGTACTGCGACATGTCCTCCAGATCGGCAGTCGCCAGCGTGAAGGCATTCTTGTGGTACGCCAGGTTGGCGACGTACTGGGTTGCTGCTGCAACGTCCCACGTCACTGCGGCGCCGTTTGCAGGGCCAGCCGAAACGGTCTGGTACTGCTGGTTCGACGCGGCGGTGTTGATCGCCGGGAAGATCGACACAGTTGCATTGCCCGAGCCGTCAGCCGTCGCGTTGGCCGTCACGGTGAACTGGCGCAGGACGCCGGTCGATTGGCGGTTCTGCGGGTTCACGCCGTACACGCCGGCGATGGTGAAGGTGTCGCCCTTGTTCACGGTGCCAGCAGCACCCAAGCCCGCGAGGATCAGCGACGTGCCAGTCTGCGATGCGCCGTTCACGGTGCCGTTGGTACGGGTGCCGGTCGTGAACGTGTTCACGTTCTGGTCCATGCCGACATCAAAACCGAGGCTCGAAGCCTGGAAGATGCCACTCTCGTATTGTTCGCCCAGCTTGCCGGAGGGGTTGAACAGGCCGGCTGCACCCTTGACCATCTTGGCGTTGGTCGCCGGGTCCCACACTACGGTACGCATACCGTCGCGGGGGGCGGATTCGTTGTCCAGCTTGGTGCCAGCATCGAGCAGCGTCTGAATGTCGTTGGGGATGGTGCCCACGGTGCCGACGTTGTTCGCCACGGTGGAAGCGAGCGCCAGACCATCTAAATCCAGCTTGTTGGCGATGGTCGCCATTGCCGGCTTCAGATAGCGATCGGCGAACTCGTCGACGATCAAGGTCAGTTCTTGCGACGAGAACGTGAAGTCCACGTGGAACTGAGTCGTCAGCGTGACGGGCATCGACTGCTCATTCACGTTTTCGACGTTGAGGTTAGGGCCGGTCGTACCAACGAAGCGGTTCGGCTTGCGGGCGTTCACCGTGGCGCCAACCTTCGCGCCAGTGATCGCGAATTCCTTCGAGTACTCGCGGTTCGAGCGGGACGTGAATGCCAGGTTGTTCTCGAGAATCGCCAGCGATTCGTCGAGGATCTTGACGGGAGTGAGAAGGGTATTTGCCATTTGAGATCACCTATTTGCGGTTCGCCCGTTTCCACGCGACGTACTCCTCCGTCGAGCCGAATTCGGACGGCTCGGGCGGCGCAGCGCGACCCCCTACGGGGCTGATCGGTGGCGGGGCTTTGGAGACAGGAGGGGCTTTGGAAAGCGACGCTTCGATGCGCGTCAGTTCCATCGCCATACGCAAGGGAGGAAGGGACAGCAGGCGTTCGGCCTCTTCCGGATTGGCACCGAGGTGATGAATCACCTTGTGGCCGCCATCCATGGAAGTCACCGCTTCGAGAAACTCCTGCGGAGCACCGCCGAGCATCCCGAACGTGCGCAACGACTGCTCGAAATCGGGGAAATCCTTCTTTCCGGCTTCAAATGTCTTGTTGCAGGCCTCGTCAAAGCGTTCTTGCTGCACCAGGCGGCGTGCTTCTGCCTTGATGTCGTCGGCAGTCATGACCTTTGGGGCCTGCTGCGTCTGATCACCGGCCTGGTACGTGCGCAATTGCGCTTCGAGGGCTTCGCGTTGCCGCTTTTCCTCGTGTTTCTCGCGCGTGAGCTGATCGATGCGGCGTTGAACCCAGTCGTTCTTGGGCTTTTGCTGCTGCGTCGCGTCGTCTTGCTGCTGCGCGGCTTGCTCGGCGCCCGACTCCGAACTAATTTCTGCGGGCGTTTGCGCCTGTTCCGTAGGCGATCCGGCTTCTGCTGCGAGTGCTGCTTGTTCTTCGGTTTGCATGGACGTGTCCAAGGATTGAGCCCCGGTGACTGCCGGGTACGGACGAAAAAAAACCGCCCGAGGGCGGTCTTGAGAGGGAGCGGAAGCGGGTTAGCGCTGGCCGCCGATGATGTATTGCTCGCTCGTCGGCGTGATCGAACCAGCGCTGGTGTTCACGAACTGAATGGCAAGCGTGTTCGCTGCGGAGACCCGGACATTGCCGATCGACAGGCCGGTTTGATGCGAGGCCTTGTTGATGTCGAGCGAATCACCGACTTGCAGGCCAGGAACGGCAAACGTCTGCTCGACGGTGGTGTTGGCACCCACAGCGGCAGGTGTCAGGACCTGGCGGATGATGAACAGCGTGGAAACGGGGGTCTGGTTCGATCCGTCTTGGATAATTCCGATGTATCCAGGCATTTCTATTGCTCCGGGCTAGGTTGGGACGTAAAAAAAGCGCCCGGAGGCGCTTGGTTTGGCTGCTGCTGCATTGGATCTGGCGGGGAACCGTCCGCTGGCATTCCGGTTTCCATCATCTGCATGACCACCTGTGTGGCCACATGAGCGACCAGTTGCGGGTCCAGCGGCTGCCCAAGGGCCTGTAGACGCTTGGTTTCAGCGTCGTACTCCTTGATATTCACTTCCTGCTGGTCCTTGCCTTCGCGAGCGTCCTGCAGCATCTGCGACAGGTGCTCGATCATCTGGCCCATTTGCGTCATCTTCTGCTGCATGTCCTGCTCTTGCGGGCTCGGGCCTTCGCCGAGGATCGCAGGCGGAATCGTGCGGTGCAGACGTTCGGCCACGTCCGAAGCCATCGGGAAATCTGCTGCCTTGAACAGCAAGTCACCGGCCACCTTCATCAGATCGCGATCCTGAGACATGATCTGCGTCAGCGCATTGAAGGCTTCCTGCCTGCGCGTTTCGAAGTTCGGGCCGACCTCGACTGTCACGTCATAGCGGCCGATGCCAGGGTTGTAGATGAGCTGTACATCCAAGCCTTCGCGCTCTTTCTCGGAGGGCGCGGGCTGCCCGTTCTCCATCATCACTGGCTGCTGCTGCTCAGGATCGAGCGTCGCGAACGTCTCCGTCCCGTCTTCCCCGATGATGCGCAGAACGCGCTTCGTGTCGTAGATCTTCGGAATCAGGTCGATCAGGATGCGCCCGGTGTAGCGGATTGCTCTAGCAACGTTGTCGATGAAGTGATACGTCGCCGTGTCGCCCTGACGCTGACGAGCCTGGATCGCAACACCGGCTTGGGCATTGGACGGCTGGCCAAATTGCTCCTGATACTGGCCCGAGGCCATCATCAGTTCCTGCTGCGCGGTCTGCATACCGGTCAGGTAGGCCGCAGCGCCCACAGGCGGTTGCTCGCGTTGCGGCTTCTGGATCGGATTGCCCTGCTCGTCAAACGCGTTGTACGGCAGGTAGGGCAGGTTATCGAGGTTCGCCCGGCTCCACTCCGACTCGTAGCCCTCAATGGCTTCAGCCGCGGCGATGAACGGCGTCTTGGTCTGTAGCGCGATGAATTCGACGTTGGCACTCGACATGTAGTTGTACATGCGCTGCGCGTCCTTCAGGTTCCGCGTGTGGCCTTTGCGCTCGATCTTGCCATCAATGAACCGCTCTTCACCTACCACGCGCACCAGCGGGATATAGCGACCGGGCCATGGTTTCTTGTCGATCACCTTGTTGCCGGCGATCTTGTACCAGGTGATCTCAGGCACCACGACATCGCGCTTCTGCACGTCCGGGCTGGCCGCGAGAGCTTCCTTTTCCGCGCCTTCAGGCAAGTCAGACAACAGCATCGGGCCTCGCATCGGATGATTCACCAGCGTGTCGCGCTTAGCGGCCTTCCGGAAGTACTCGGCGATGCGGATCTTGTCCTTGTCGATCCACGAATTACCAGTGCGGTCCAGCGGGAAGTTCACATCCTTGGCTTCCTCACCAGGGTATTGCGCCTCGAACTCCGTCTTGGTGATGTCCTCAAAGACGAAGCCGAACTTGGCATCAGCACCATCTGCCGATTCGATGTCCGGGTCCAGATAGACCGTCATCGCATCCTTGATGCGGCGCAGGAAGATCTCTTGCTCGAACGAGCCGTCGTGCGCATAGTCCGTGATGACGCGCCAGTAGCCGATGCCACCCTCTACCGCAGACTCCGTGGCCGTGTCGTAGACCGTCTCAGCGTGCGAGTTGTACTCGATGTGCCGGACAATGCCGTCCAGAATCTTCGCCACCTCGACATCCGCAGCGCCATCCACCGGAAGCGTCTTGATGCTCGGCTTGTTCTTCTTGGCGTCGTTGATGATCTGCAGGTTGTGCTGACGTGTCTTGTTGATCGTCAGACACGGGCGATTGTCACCATCACGCGAATTGCGGATCTGGTCAGGCCACTGCCAGCCGTTGTCCGGATCGCCGTTGGCAAACTTCACGTCCTCGACAAAGCGACGGCGAAACTCGTCCTCGATCTCCTGGCAGCGTTGGAAGCGCTCCTGCGCCTCCTTCACTATCGGATCGGGTCCGTCATCCTTGCGTTTGCGTGCCATGCTTATTTCGGTCTCGCGCTTAGGTGAGTGTCACTCAGATCAACCACTCTCAATCCGTTCGGGAACGCCCAATCGTCGGGCGCCTGCACCTTCCACGTTTCTTTGCCCTCGCCAACGCCGAGCACGGTGACCGTACGGTTGATGTACTCGGGCATTCCTGATCTGACGATGTAAGCCGTATCGCCGGGAGCAAAATAGTTGTTCATGTCAGCCCATCCATCCGCCAGCGCCATGAATGCGCGGACGTTGCGGTTTGTCCTCGGTCTTGGGTTTCTTGCCTGCGCGCCTGGCTGCTTCGCAGGCGTAACGCAGCCCGTCAATCACGTGGTTGTCCTTGTCGTCCAGGATCGGGAGGACCGCCCCAGTCAGCGGATCTTCCTTGTACTTGTAGAGCGACAGTTCATCGATCAGGTGTTGGCAGCGCGGGTGCACCACGATGTCAAACGACTTCAGGAACTCGACTCCCTCTTCCAACGACTTCGCGCCCTTGATCGCCGGCATGATCTTCGGGAAGCCATGCTTCTGCATGTAGCTGATCGTCTCGGGCCGCGCGGAATCAGCCGTGATCGGCCATTTCTCGCTGTCCGGCACCGTCAGGAACAGATCCGGAGTGTCTACGATCTCGCAGCCCACCCGATACGCTACGTACGGCACATACAGCTTGCGGCCGACGATGTAGCACTGCACCAGCACCGTCGGGTCGACCGAGAATCCCCAGTCCGCGCCTTGGCGGATGATCTGGGACGGATCAACGTCGAACTCTTCGACCGTCCAGTTATGGAACACCCGCGCATTGCTGTTCTGGCGATAGCCACCGAGCCACACGTGCGCGTATTTGTCCGGATCGCGCCGCTTGTCGAACTCCATCTCCGCGCGCAACTCATCGGGCAACCAGGGATTGTCCATGTAGTTGGCCTGCACGACAGCAGCGTCAGGCGGCAACGCTTCGCCGCGGAGCAACTGGTCGATCGGATCGGACGGCTGGTCGGGGTTCCAGTCAAACCAGAGCTGCGAACCCGGCTTACGGATCGTCGGCCGGAGGATCGTCAGGCTCTTGTCTGTGGCGTTCTGCGCCTCCGTGAACCATGACCGATCGAATCCCTCCAGCGACTTGATCGACTCGGCCGTATGGTTCTGCATGCCCTCGAAGATCGTCACGCCGCCCTTCCTGGACAGGATTCGGCGGTCCTGCACATCGAAGTAGTCGCCAGCGTTGTATGCCTGGATCTTCGACTCAAGCAGCTTCTTGACCGAGAACTCCAGCGACTTCAGCGTCTCGCGCACGCACACGAAATCGAACTTCTCGCTCACGTTCTCTTCGAGCCAGAGTTCGCCGAAGAAGTGAGACTTGCCGGAGCCTCGCCCTCCGTGAGCGCCCTTGTATCGAGCCGGCTGCAGGAGCGGGGAGAAGACCCTAGGCGTCTTTATGCGCAGGATCGACAATTTCGCGCACTATCTTTTCGAACTGCATCGGTCCACCATCCTCGCCGGTCAACTCCACCGACTGCTTGGACTTCCCATAGCCGCGGTCCAATAGTTCCTTTGCCGCCGCAATCCGCGCCGAATGGTTCTCGCTGGTCGTTAGGATGGTTGCCAGCTCTCGGATGGCGTCCTCGCCAAACTCTTGCGCCAACGCCCTGATGTCGGCTGTCGCTTTGTTCGGCGTGCCCTTGGTTCGTCCACCTCGGCGCTCGCCAGGCTGGGAACCGCGTGGCATTTACTATCCTTTGCTATCGATCGCTATTTATTGCTACTTTTGCAATTACTTCTTCTTCCCCAGCACCTTGTTCGCCTTCGCATCCACCTTCGTGCTTCTTGTTCTCCATCGGATAGCGTCCACCCGGCAACCCGAAGTCTTTCGCAGGGATCTTGTCGCGCTGCTTTGCGGTGAGCTTGGCCATGGTGGGATCCGGAAAAGAGAAACGCCCAGCCGACACATGCCGGACTGGGCGCGAAGCTAGCTTTTCGGGCTAGTGAAGGAGACAACGGTTGCGGCGGCCCGGACTTGAACCAGCGACACGCAAGCTCTACCGACTGAGCTACGCCGCGGAAATGCAAAAAGCCCGCTGGCTTTCGCTCGGCGGGCTTTGGACGCAACTTCTGCGTGTATTAGATTACGTCCTATTCTCGGCACTTCTTGCGGAAAATGCAAGGGGACTGCCCATCAATCTTCAGATCTGTTACCGACAAGGACTGGCCATCCATGCTCAGCAACTACTCGCAGCTTCACTTTCGTACCAACGGGGCCAAAGAACCGGTCGGCCTGCTCGCCCGACAGGCTCCTCTCGTATGAAAACGGCTCCGTCATTAATTGCATTACCTTACGCCCGAATCGGTCGCTATGAATCCATTCTTGGACCTTCGCCTTGTGATCGGCCGAAGCAGAGAAATTTCTAGTCCAGGTAGTGTCCTGGATGGTAAGTGAACCGGGATGGAACCACGCGTCAATTGTGCACACAATCAGACCGTCATCTGTGTAAAGCCTTATTAGCAGATTGCTATCATTTTCATCTGGCGGCACCCCCTCGAAACCTAGGCTGTATTTCTCGCCGTCTACAGCGATCTGATCATTGGGCGAGCGCATATCCGTGTTGATGAGCGTAATGCGATGGTCAGCCACCCTAGCCCACCCGATTCGGCCGTCATCCTCCATGACACAAAGGTAGCGCCGCAACCAAATAAGCTTCGTCACTTCGCCGTCAATTGTCCAGTCAGTAAAACGCCGGCCGCGCTCAGGCTTGAGGGTACGCGTATAGACCATATCAGGACCATCACGGCGCCCTCTCTCTTTAACCGTCGCAAGTATTGTCTCCTTCGATTTCACTTTCTCGGCAAGCGCAGAGCGAAGAGATCTCAGTTTTAGTTGGCGTTCCTTCTTGCGCCCCTCGGCCAGATGCCCTTTTACTCGCAGCTCATACTCCTTCTGCGCCTTCTGCGCTGCCGCTTTGGCCACCTTGAACGCCTTCGCTGCCGGCCCAATACTGACCTCCATCTCAGCGATCATCTCGGGAGAGATCAGAACTCGGTCACGTAGCCAAGGCTGGATCAGGTCCCAGACGTGCCTCGGTAGTACAGAATCAGAGAACGCAACGCTGAGTTCTTTCCTTTTCGTCCCGGCATTCGTGAGATTCTGGCTTCCGATGCTGGCAAAAGACGCTGGATCTACGAATGCCTTTGCATGAAGATCCGGAAGGTGAAAGAGCTTGTGCCCCTTCTCTGCAAGCCGCTTTAGCGTCTTGATCGACGAAGCCCCAGAAGCAAATTGGTCAACCTCGAAAAGCGTATGCACTTCACACTCTTTTCCTGCAGCAAGGACGGATTCAGCAGTTTTTGATGTCAGATAGGGCGACAGCACAATCATGCCTGGCGCTGCTCGTAACGCCGCGGAGCGCCAACGTCCTGCTATGCTCTTGGCGAATATTTCCGGTGCATGCAATTGATTAGACTGCTTCCCCTTTGCTGACATCTTTTTTCTCTGTTTGATGGGTTTTTCTCATTGGAACCCAAGAATGCCATGCCGAACGAAGTCTCTGCAAGACGTGCTCAAATCTTTGCATCTGCCCATCTTTTCGCGCTGATTTAGGCAATTAGGCAACTGCCTCCTCCACCAAGCCAACGTCCCGCAATGCATCGTCCGCCTGCCGGAGCGCCTTGTCTTCTTCTCCCAGGCTTCCGTTGATCCCTCGCGTGCCCCTCAGGAATTGGGTCACCTTGGCGTTGTGCGCGGCGGCCGTATCGCGGTGTACGTTGCACTTCCGTGCAACATCCTCGAGGGTGATTTTTTTGCCTGACGCGTCCTTGTCGTTGCCAAAGTAACGGTCGATGAGAAATCGCCGCATCTGCCGGTGCGACAGGCTGCCGGCGAACAGGCTGGCGACATCGTCAGTCAGATACTGAATGGCAGCATCCCATTCCGGATTGGTCCGATGCCCACTACAACAAGACGAGCGACAGTTGCACTGATGCCGAGGGGGCGCGAAACGCGCCACCAGGATTGCCACATGGCGCCCGCTCAGCGCTTCGTCAATCCGACTACGGATCATCCCCGCCTGAGCCGCACCATCTGTCCCGATCAGACCTTTCCCGCTGCCGATCGTCCCGCGCATCAGCTTGGACATTGGCGTCTGGCCGTACTGCTCAGTCGAGTAAGCGAAGGCGAAACGCAATGCAGCGTGAGTGCTGGAAAAGAGAGCGTCAGTGCGTTTTCCGCGCCAAACTGGACACCCATTCCACGGCAAACTGGACACTGATTCCACGGCAATCTGGACGGCCATTCCAGCGCAAACTGGACACTG